AGTAGCTCGTAAAAGCTGGCACGACGATACGTGGATCGCTAGTCTTGAAAATAAACTCAATCGAGCACACAATGATATTGTTATTACCGACGTGCGATTTCCTAACGAAATACAAGCAGTACGCAATGCTGGCGGTATTGTAATTCGTGTTGTGCGTGGGCCAGAACCTGATTGGTATGCGACTGCTCTTGGTGCTAATGCTGGAATTTTACCTGATCAAGAACTATTAAAACAGTTAGGAATACACCCGTCTGAATGGGCCTGGATTGGCACTAACTTTGATGCAGTGTTAGATAATAATGCCAACGGATTAGATAATTTGTATAAGCAGATTAATGAGTTAGTTAAGCATCTGGAGTCAAATCTCCCGGTTTCCAAGGTAAATCAGACCGCTTGATTTCTTCTACACAGTTCTGACAGACTGTTTTTAAATTACGAATCGCACTATTATTCATGTTGCCATCGACGTGATATACCAATAGCTGTGCTGAGTATTTTGCTCTAAAGCCACATTGGTCGCATGTGGCTTTTTTCTTATATCCAGTTGCTGCCCATTTAGGTGCTGGTCTTTTAATTTTTTTTCTAAGTTTAATACAGGTATCACACCGAGTACGATAGTGTGTAACTCCTTCTCTGTGATAATTTATGGCACAAAGTCGTTGACTACAGCCTAAACATTTGGGTCTTTCCATATAGATACTTATGAAAACCTTTGGCAAAGGGACAATATAACCCCTTCTTTTTATTACATTCGATAAATATCTATATTAATAAAAAGGAATTAGTTATGGCCTTAATATCCCCAGGTGTACAAGTCAGTGTAATTGACCAAAGTAATTACACGCCCGCTGCTGCTAGCTCAGTACCATACATTTTATTGGTAACTGCACAAAACAAAATCTCTGGCGCAGGTACTGGAATTGCTCCAGGAACATTGGCAGTCAATGCTAATAAACTATATTTGATGACAAGTCAGAGAGATTTGTTATCTACATTTGGTGTACCGTTTTTCTACAACACCACAGCCGGTACTCCAATCAACGGTTACGAGCTTAACGAATATGGGTTACTTGCTGCTTATTCAGCATTAGGTGTAACTAACATAGCCTATGTACAACGTGCAGACATTGACCTGGCTGCTCTTACTGCTACATTAACTCGTCCATTTGGTGCACCACCAAATGGTACTTACTGGGTAGACACTACAAATAGTAACTGGGGTATCAACGAATGGAATCAAACTACATCAGCCTTTACTAAAAAAACAGCCAGTGTTATTACAGATACTGTTTATTTAGAAACTGATAGCACAGTACCATTGGCTAGTTATGGTAGTATTGGTGATTACGCCGTTACTGCCACTAATGTATATAATCCAAACTACTACAAACGTGGTGGCCCTACATCATCTCAGGCTCCAGCTTGGATCCAAGACGGCATGAGTGCAGATGATTTATACAATACCTGGGTATTGATTGGCAGTGACGAATGGAAAACATCTTGGCCCACAGTACAAGGTACATTGGCTCCGAGTAGTTTAACTCAAGGCAACGCCATTGATATTAATGGCACAATCATAACCGTTCAAGCCTCCCCACTTAATACAGTTACACAATTGGTAACCGATATCAACAATGCACTTAACAATGATGGTGTTTATGCCGCCAACATTGGTGGAAAATTATCACTGTATGCAGATAGTACAGCCTCCAATGATGGCAGTACAGAAGGCACTGGCGTTATTGCTATTAGTAATAGTTCTGGTACACCATTGGCTACTCTTGGTATCACAAGCAATCAATATGCAGCTCCTGCCTATGTTGCTGGTCCAAACTACTCAGCACCAAGATGGCGCACCACAGATACACAACCAGAACCCACTGGTAGTGTATTCCAACAAACCAACTCAGTTAATCAGGGTATGCAGATCGAAGTAAAGCAGTACAACAGCACCTTGGGAACATTTGTATTACAAAGTTGTCCAGTGTATGTTAGTGACGCAGCGGCACTCTATGGCATAGATCCTGCAACAGGTGGACAAGCCATTCCAGCCGGAACAACCTATGCACAGATTGACCCTTACAACAATACTACTGCTGGATTGTTAATTCTTGAGCGTATTGCCGCCGGAGCTACAGTTATTACAGGTTCCGATACTAGTCCTACTTTTGTAAGTGGCGCTGAGTTTACATTGACCGCAACACAACCAGAAACAGCTACAGTTGCTACTCCAGTTACAGTTACAATCAACGGAACTACAAGTGCTGATTTTGTAGCCGCGGTTAGTGCCGCAGGGGTTAACAACGTTAGTGCCACAGTTAACAGTGCTGGCGCTATTGTGTTTACTCATGCTACCGGTGGTGACATTTATCTAGTTGATGGCACTGATACACCATTGGCTGATGCTGGTTTTAGTACTTCAGTAACAGGAATTCGTCAGACTGATGTAGATGGCACTGGTTTAACTCTCAGTAACTGGGTTGGATCACCTACCTTTACCTATACAGCCGCAGCCAGTGCACCTGAAATTGATCCTGCCGATGGCACACTTTGGTATTACAGTGATGCAACCACAGCAGACATCATGATTCAAAACAATGGTATGTGGATGGGTTATCAAAATGTATCCAACGATGTACGTGGATATGATTTAACTACAACCAATGCTGCAGGTCCAATTTTTAGTGCTACAGCACCAACCACACAAACCAACACAGCAGAAAGTCCATTGGTATATGGTGATTTGTGGATCAATACCAGCGATTTAGAAAATTATCCTGTGATCAGTCGTTGGGAAAGTGTCAGTGGCCAAGATCAATGGGTTACAATTAATAACACAGATCAAACTACAATCAACGGAATCTTGTTTGCTGATTCACGTTGGAGTGTTGACGGCGCCGCTAATCCAATCACAGATCCTATTCCGCCGATTGCTACAGGTAGTACACCATTGATCACTAGCGACTGGGTAGATCCAGATGCTCCAAATCCAGAACTATATCCAGAAGGAATGTTGTTGTGGAATACACGTAGATCAGGATTTAATGTTAAGTCATTCGCGGTTAATTATTTCAACTCTACCGACTATCCACCACCAGATGTGTTGCCTGTTAACTCCAATACTTGGTTAACAGCAAGTGGTAACCGTGCTGACGGTAGTCCAAATATGGGACGTCATGCACAGCGTGAATTAATTGTTAAAGCACTGCGAGCCGGTATTGATACAAGTACACAAATCCGTGAAAATCAGGCACAGTTTAATTTGATTGTTTGCCCACAGTATCCAGAGTTGGCGCCTAATATGGTTGTCCTTAACAATGATCGTGGCGATACAGCGTTCAGTGTTGTTGACACACCTTTACGTTTAGATCCAGCAGATATTGTAACCTGGGCTACTAACAACAATGGTCTAGGTCTTTCTACTGGCGACGGCAATCTTGCCACAGGTGATGCATATTCAGCTGCGTTCTATCCAAGTTGTACCACAACAGACTTGTCTGGTAACGTAGTTGTTACAGCGCCAAGTCACATGATGTTGCGCACTATCATCCGTAGTGACTCAGTGGCTTATCCATGGTTTGCACCAGCTGGCTTGCGCCGCGGGGTAGTGGATAATGCCCTACAAATTGGTTACCTACAAGCTCAGACTGGCGAATTCCAACCGCTGGGTGTTAACCAAGGTCTACGTGATGTATTGTATTCAAATGACGTTAACCCAATTACATTTATTCCTGGTACAGGTATTGTAAACTTTGGTAATCATACCCTACAAGGTACAGCTACAGCACTGGATCGTATCAACGTAGCACGTTTGGTGGCATTCATCCGTGGTCGCTTAGAGATCATTGGTAACCAATACTTGTTTGAACCAAATGATACAATTACTCGCGCCGCGATTACTAATCAAATTACAGCACTTATGATTGATCTAGTTAACAAGCGTGGATTATATGACTACTTGGTTGTTTGTGATTTGACTAACAATACTCCAGCAAGCATTGATGCCAACGAGCTGTATGTCGATATTGCTATTGAGCCAGTTAAGGCCGTGGAGTTTATCTACATACCAATGCGTATTCAGAATACAGGAACCATACAGGCCCAAGGAGCAGCGTAATTGATAAGGGCAAAAATGATACAATTTTTGCCCGACTCAATCGCCATAAATAAACGTATATTAGGAGAATAACCAAATGGCAACAGCCTCATTAACAAAACTAACAGTACCGTTAGCCAGCGATCAAAGCAACTCGGCACAAGGTCTGCTGATGCCAAAACTCAAGTATCGCTTTCGCGTTACTTTTTTAGGCCTGGGCGTAACACAACCTACAACAGAGTTGACCAAACAGGTCATGGACTTTCAACGTCCAAATGTGACATTTGACGCCATTGATCTTCCTATCTACAACAGTACAATCCGGTTGGCTGGCAAGCACAGTTGGCAAGATATTACTTGCAATCTACGTGATGACGCAGGCGGCAATGTAAGCCGTTTGGTTGGTGAACAACTGCAGAAGCAATTAGACTTTATGGAACAAAGCAGTGCCGCATCGGGTATTGACTACAAGTTTACCACAGTGTTTGAAGTGTTAGACGGCGGTAATGGAGCCAATGCTCCTATCGCCTTGGAAACCTGGACCATCATGGGTTGCTACCTGTCAGGCGTCAACTACGGTGATGCCAACTATGGAACCGGCACAGAGCCAATGACCGTGGCCATGACCATTCGTTATGACAATGCCATGCAGACCACTACTGGTGCTGATGTTGGTGTTGGCGCAAGTATTCCGTTAACGGTCAACAACGTAGCTACAGGCTAATAACCAATGGCTTATTTTGGCCAAGAAGAACTTCAGCCATTCCCTCCTGGCGAAGGATTAAGAGATTATACTCACGCTTCTAAAACTTTTAGAAGTAGTACCTATAATCTTGCCCCTCGTAATAAATTCTTATTTTATGTTTATTTCAACCTAAACACAAATATACCTGCGGTGGCTAACTTAACATCTGGTGGTGTTGGATCAACAATTGGTCTTATGGTCAAGACTGCTCAGTTGCCCGGCTATCAAATTGCTGTTGCTGAAATGAATCAGTACAATCGTAAGCGACTGGTTCAGACCAAGATTAATTATAATCCGGCAACGATTGTATTCAATGACGATTCAAACGATTTAATTCGTAACATGTGGTATCAATACTATCAGTACTACTATAGCGACCCAACATACAAGTATGGCAATACTCCTAACCAAGCCGGCGCACTAGGTCAAATACAAGTACCAGATGTCTTGGGCGGAGCGGCCTATACCGCCAATGA